GTTTCATCTTTCTATTTTTTTAAGTCTCTTCAATTATATCAAAAAAGGAGGTTGGTAAGAAATGCTTTTAATTTAAAAATTGCTTAGAAAAAACCCGTTATTATAGGCTTTTCCTTTATTTTAAAAGACTGTTTCAGCAATTTACTTACCTTTTTGCTAACTTTTATATAGATTTTAGAGCCATTTCATAGAATGAGACGGCTTTTTTAGCATTCTCTTTTGATAAGTGACTGTATATGTCCATAGTCATTGAAAGTTTAGAATGCCCTAGGCGGTGTTGCAACTCCTTATAAGGAATACCCGAATTAAGGAGCAAACTAGCATGAGTATGTCGGAAACCGTGGAAACCTATGTTAGTTACCCCAGCATGTTTAAAGTGTGTTCTTAATCGAGTTTGCAAGGTATGGCTATTAGGGTATTCATGTATAAAGTCCGAGAATACCACTGTTTCAGTCCTACCTAGTTTCCAAGCCTCTTGGGTTTGCTTACGTTGGTATTTTTTAAGCATGGTTACGGTCTGTTGATCTATATCTATATCTCGGTAACCAGCTTTAGACTTTGGACTGTTTACTTCCTTTCTATAATTTAAAGTCTTTGTTATATGGACAACAGAATTATCAAGGTCAATATCAGACCATGAGAGAGCTAAAGCCTCGTTAATACGGCAACCAGTGGCAAGTAAGAACTTGTATAGCACGGTTTCATAGTAATAACGGTATCTATTACTATCTAGGCTATCTAAGTAATCAATGAATTGTCTTAGTTCCTCGTTGTTAAAGTGCTTAACCTTTTGTCGTTTTGCTTTTTGGATATTTCTAGGGAGAATAACCTCACGCGCAGGGTTAAACGGTATAGCTTGCATGACTACGCCATACTGTAAAATACGCTTGTTAAGCGCGTGTATCCTATCGTAATGAAGATAAGCCCCCGTTTCTCCCTTGTTGGTCTTATTAGCAAGCTTATTGATAATCGACTGTATCAGTGGAGTTGTTAGCTTATCTAGTTTAAAACTGCCAAACAAAGGCAAAACATGGTTATTTAAGATTTTGTAAACACTATCTTGGGTATTCGGTTTGACTGTATCTTTATAGCTTTCCCACCATAAAAAAGCTAATTCTTTATATGTTGTGATAGTGCTAGCCTTAAAGCGTGTTGATCCATTAGCTTTAAAATCAAATTGTGCTTGTTGGGCTTTGGTCTTGAGTTCTTTCTTTGTCCTAGCGGTTACTTTAGTTGTAACTTTCTTACCAGTGATTACATCAACACCAAGATAAACATTAGCACGATAGACGGTTGACCCGTCTTTTTTCTTTATCTCATTAATTTTCATGATAAACCTTTCTAAACATCAGCAGGCAAGCCATATTATATCGGGTTTAGATTGGTTGAATATTTAAGAGATAGTGTTCTATCAGTTAAAACTTAATCAAACATAGAATAAAGTTCGAAAAATAAGTTACTTGGGGATTTCTTCAATAGCCATGCGATAATCATCCAACTTCTGAAGAAATTTCCTAAGAGCTACGATTTGGGGATATGAAAGAAATTCAAGACTACCTCCACCAGTGAAAAAGTTAGTTAAAAAAACATCAGCAGCAACCCACTCGCTCTTATTTAAAACATCGGTGTAGGCTCGATTGGCATTGTCACCGTTTGGTATTTTATCTAAGATACACTTTACGCCTATAACCACTGTATAAATAATATCTTCTTCTCGTCCATCGCTTGTATTGAAAGTTATAATCTCATAACACTCATGAATATAATCTTTACTACGATCGTACAAAATATCACTTAACGACGGGAATTGGAATGGTATAGCAGCAGTTTTACCTTTTAAGAGAATGCTAGGGGTAATTTTCCCTAGTTTAGCAATTTTTAAAAGATTAGACTTATTTGGTAAGTTTCTACCTTTCTCCCAATTATTTACCGTTCCTTTACTAGTATCAAAACGCTTACCGAATTCTTCCATAGACTCTCCTAGGGAAAGCCTTATATCTTTAATTCTCAAACCAACTTGTTTTTTATTTGTCTCCATAAATATATACCTCAATGTAATTATAGTTGTTTTCACTCCAAAAGTAAACAAAAGTATTGACATAATAAAAAGATAAGTTTATTATTAAAGTATGCAGAAGTAAAGGAGGTGAAGAAATGAACAAAGGCAAAGTAAGAGGATATCGGAATATGCTAGGTTTAACGCAAGCCCAGTTAGGTGAAAGACTTGGTATGACAAAGCAAACGTATCACAATAAAGAAGTTGGTAAAAATGCGTTTACTGACGAAGAAAAAAGGAATTTTAAAGAGTTGCTACTCCCCCAATTCCCCGATATCACTATTGACGATATATTTTTTTAAAGCAAAAGTATGCAAAAGTAAACAAAAAGGCTTAGCAGTCGCCAAACTCACAAGCCTTTAACTATCCACAACTAAAACGCAACACACTGGCAGGCAAGCCATATTATGTCGGGGTTTAGAACACTTATAAAGATACCTCAATTATATCACAATCCGAATTTATGTCAAACAAAAAAGCCCCAGCACAACGCTGAGGCTTCGACCACTACCACCATGATGTCCGAACTGTGGTCTGTCGGGAGGTGATATACTCCTTTTCGTTTTTTAGTTTGCGTGGTCTAATTATTTACCAGTTTGGCCTTGTGTGACTGCTGCACGTTCTTCAATAGCCTTAACTACTGATGCACTAGCTTCATTGATTGCCTTAGAGACTGCTTCGGCATCGTTTGATTGACTGTATAGGAAACGCTCAAAGTCCGCATCTTCTAGTTGCAAACGTTTAGCCCCAGTGGCTTCGAGAGCGTCCACTGTACCCATTGAGCCAATACCAAACACACGACCGTTAACGACTGCCACCCAGCCCTCTTTACCGCTTCCGCTACGTACTACAAAATTCATAATATCTTCTTCCTCTTTCTTATTTACTAAACTATCACCGTCATTGATGATAACGACATTCTTATCTAATCCACCAGCTAGGCCGGTTGATGTAAACTGCCACCAGCGGGTATGTTCCATGTTTGGATACACACCCCAATATGGCTCTGGGCGTACCTCGTAATCTGGGTACGCTGCAATCCATAGGCTATTTGGATAGCGTGCAGTGATTTGATCTACATACACGTTAGCTAGTGTATATGGTTTGTAACTGTAATAGATAGGCTCAAAGCCGTTTGCTTTGCAGATATCCATAAATGCCAATACTGCATTAGTGTTCGCTTGTTTATCACCGCTTGCCCCATCTTCGTAATCACAAACCAAATAGCGTGGGTGTGATGGCAGATTACTGATAAAGTAATTCGCTTCGGCTTGAGCCGTTGCGACATCACCGCCAAAACGGGCAAAGTGATAGTAACCAATACAATTGCTTGTGTTAGTTTGTTGAGTCGCTACTGGACTAACCCAGCCCATGCCCTCGGTCACTTTGATAACCGTGTCATTAGTGCCGGACGCTTGACAGATACCAGTCAAGTCACCCGGTTGGTACGCTGACACATCGATAAAATAATTATCTTGTGCCATGCCGTCAAATGGCAATTCAAACCATCCAACCATTTGTTGGCTTGGTGCATTCCAGTCGATATAGCTGAAATTACCAGCACTATCGAGGTTTCGTGTGACCTTGCGTGTCCATCCACCGTTATAAAGAGCATCACCGTTACCGTCAATATTTTGCTCGATTGTGGTAACTGTCCCGTCTGGGTTTTCTGCGACCACAAAACCGATATGACCGAATTGATGATACGGCAAGCAGTTAGTTACCCAGACGCTCCCAACAGGCGGATTGTTCGCACCGTTGAAATAAGTGACTTTTAAACCTAGACTTTCAGCCCTACTTAACGCATCAATGGCGTTTAAGTAGCTGAAATTAAGATTAAACAAGCCTTGATACTGTAGAACGTAGTCAATCAAGCTGATACACTGACCACCATAAGGATTAGTGGGAACAGTGACACGTTGATTGACTAGGCTCTCAAGCGTGTTTAACAACTGTGTTTTTGAAGTCATGTTTCTCCTTTCTCATAATTATTTTTGAATAGATTGTTTAATTTCCGAGATAGTTCTTTCCAACTCTTCGACTTTTTGTTTTAAAGCATCAATTTCGCTTGTTGGTAATTGAGATTTAGTCACAAGCGGATCTTGCGCAAATTTATTTTGTTCTAAAACCTGTAGAAAAAAGTTATTATACGTTGGAAATAACCCATACGCTTGACTGATAGACAAGGATGAAGATTGTTTCCCTTTAATTTCACCGATATCGCGGCCAATGGCTTCAATGGCCTTGCTTAAATTGCTCATAATTCAACCTCCTTAGAGGGTGTTTTTAGCAGTATTATAAACACTCACAAGGTCTTCTTGCTCGATTGTGTCGAGACGAGTTCCCAATTCGGTCATTTTTGAGATAATGCCGCTGTCTGTATTGCCACCAGCAGCGGTGATTTTATCAGCGATTTCTTTGAGCGTATCGAGTTCATCCGGTGCACCACCGATGATATCAGTTTTCGCTTGCGTGATTGCTTGTGTCAAGCGTTCTTCAGTGATACCTCCCGAACCCTTATCAGCCTTGCCTGCTAGGGTTGTTTTAATTTCTTTGATATCAGCACCCACAGCTTGGGCAAAATCATGTAATTTACTCATTTATTGTTCCTTTCAAATTTTAGCTAGATTGTAGATATTAACGAGGTCTTCTGTGACTTCACCACCACTTCCGGTAATGTATCCAGAATCTCGCAATTCATCCGCTAGTAGTTTCAGTTTAGGGCTCTTATCCGATGGAATAGCACTATCTGCATTTAGTGAGTTTTTCACTTTCACCTTGAAATTGTTAGACGGGAAGATATGTCCATCTAGTTTAATTTCAAGGTAGTAAGTGCCAGTAGCTACCACGTTACCCATTGAGAATGAGAACGTCCCATTTTCAACGGTAACATCTTGATACAATGCCACCGTTTCGTCATTGGAAAGTGTGAGTTTACCAGTGCCGGACAGTTCCATGCGTTTACCATCGTACCCTAGAATTTCAAAACCAAAGACGGAAGTGATGTCCCCAGATTTAAGGACATCGCCACCCTCGATTTGGTTGATAGAGGTCATGAGCTTAGCCATAGGCTAGTCCTCACGAGGTTCGTTGTAGTTCAATGCACGTTCACTATCTGCAACGCCCTTAGTTGTTGGGTCAGTAACGATTCCCAAAATCACCAAGATCACAACGAAAGTGTTTACACCCTCTTGAATATTGTGTGGGATTTCAAGCCCGAATTGTTGCAACATCAAGAAAATTGCTGAGATAAGAGCTACTAGAGTAGCTTTGTTTTGCAAACGTAGTTTAAAGTTAATCATTTTCTTCTTCCTCCTCAATTAAGCTAAATTTATCTTTATCAATATTTTTTTTGACATATCTGTCAATAAAGGGAATTTCAACCCCTAGAGCTGACAAACTAGCAAGGATACTAGCACCGTAAGCTGATAACATGGCAAAAATAAACGCATCCATAGCACCACCTAAGTTCATGTAAACCATGAACGGGTATGATACTGCTACGATAATTAACATAGCTGTATGGCTAACCAATCCCTTTCGAAATCTACGGCTTGAAAATTCATGATAAGCCCACGCTCTGGATACTCCCAAAACAATGTCAGCTACGATAACCAACATAAGTAGGAATACCCAAAGATGTTCGTCTATGCCATGTTCGTAGAAATCTTTGACGACTTCAAAGACGCCAAAGATGCCGTCTGGTTTCTGCATCTATCACGCTCCTGTAGTAGTATCCGCCAAGATTTCGTCCTCTACCTTATAACGCAAGTCACGTAGAGCACGTTCATCCGCACGCATATCTTGACGATGTTTAGCGTAGAGTTCGGCGTTTAGAAGGTTTTCTTGAACTGTAGAAACTGCATTGGAATCTACGCTGATAAATGTTTGTTTGACAAGGATTGTAGCTCCTTCTTCTTCGACGTTAAATTCTGCATTGATTGTGCGTTGTTTTGTAATTTTAAGTGACATGATATTATTTTCCTTTCTTAATTATCTTCGGTTAGATATGTGACCGTGCCGGTGTAAATTGCACGGTCTTTCGATGGGTTTGTTAATCGGACCTTCCCGTCCGGCGTAAAATGCCAGACTGCCACACCGGCATGTCCTGTGCCTATGTTCTTGTTAGCGACTAGATGCACCTCGGTACTTGGTTTGAAACCGTCTGGAATTGAGCCATCCAAAATAATCCCATACTCATACACACCGATTTCGCTATCCGTTCTTATGATGCTTGCTGTTACGACTGACCCTTTTCTAACCATAGACAATTTTATTCCCCATCCGATATTAACTTCTCTCTTCACCAGCTGCGGTTCTGGTTTTTCCGGTTTAGGTGTGTACTCAATCCACGAGCCGTTAGAATTGCTAGTGACTGTCCGTTTAAACATCCGACCAGATATAGTCGTTAGCGTTTGATGGTATCCAGATAGACTTTCTACGACTTCCAAATAAGCACCCTCGCCCGATGCTGGATGGTTTCGGTAGCTTCCTAGAACCGAGTAAAAACCAGTGGTTCTATAGTCGTTTAAGTTATCAACCTTGCTATCCATAGCTACACCGTTTGGCTCGGTCAGTTTGTGGTGTTGAATCTGTTTGCGATTGGAATAAATCAACCCATCGACATCCAAGGCCCCACGCTCACGGTATTTATTGATGCCAATACCTTCTTTGTCGTAGGACATTACAATTCGGTCGCTCGGTACAGTAACTTGGAATGATACGCTAGTGAACTTATCTTCCAGTTTTCCGACTACGATATAAGAGGTATCGGCTGGGTACGAATTACCAAGATTAGCATTAGAGGCGTTAAATTCCGAAATCTGCGACCAGTTCCCACCAGCTCCACCGTTATCGATAACTTCAGTATTAGAATCGACTTGTCGTGTGGTGAAAGTTAGTTTCATTGGGTTTTTCTGAACACCGTTAACCATTAGCGGTGCTACTTTGGCAAAACGCTTGATGGTCAACGTGCTATTGGTTGCACCGCTTCTAGTTACTTCAAATTTCAACGTTGGACTGAAGTAATTTAAAACCGTAATCGTAATTTCTTCCACATCCGATCTCAACCCTCGACTGTCTTCAACATAGCCTCTTAGCGTAAATTGTGTGTCTTTATTGACGGATATTTCACGGAAAGTGCCGGAAGGTGCAGAAATCGTGTTATTATTCCCAACGATTTCCATGAAGTACCTTGCGATTCTTGCTCCATAGTGTGCTTCAACATTGTCAAAACGTGCATATATTTTAGATAACACAGAAACGAAGTGTCTGTCAGATTGTGTAATATTGCGTGTTTTTTCGTTTGCATCAGCTATGGCTATTCTTGAGAACGATGGCTTCGCTCTTGCCAAAGACATCCCGGCGGTAAAAGTTTTTGTCTGCGTGTTAATTAATTTACCATTGATGTATGTATCCAAGTAGATAGTCCCCCAACCAGATGTTTCGCTGGGTATCCAGTTGGCAAACTCGTCCGGGATTGTCCATTTAAACGCACTATCAACATTCTCAGCGATCACTTCTGCCGGCTTATACCATGCGCACCGCAATGTATGCTTGGCTGACGTGGCACGCTTGTTAATGGTAATGTTGATTGTTTCACCAATTACGACTTGGTCAGGAAACGTTAACGTACTAACATTATTAATTGAATCAAGTTGTATAGAGACTGGCCCAATATTCAAATCGTAAGGACTATCAGCGTTCCCGTATCCGTAAAAAAACGCTTTAACGCTGTAATTGCTGCCGTTTTCACGTTCAACTGTGATTGTTTTATCGACAATCTTAAGTTCTGAATTTTGGCTTGAGACTTCAAAAAAACTAACATCACCAATGTATTGACCGAATCCGTCAACGTACCACTTACATTGTCTTCTTGAAAATGTTCGATTAGTATTAAACAGACTTAATCGAATACGTACGCTGCTGGTATTTTTTTCGACATCTTGACCAACTTGGTCAATTGTTAATTTAATCCGATATCCTCGGTCATTATTAGACCAATATTCTGTCATCTTACTTACCTCCTACATATCTGATTACGTTACGGTCTGGATTGATGTAATCTTGTTCTTCCCTAAAACGACCAATCTGGATAGTTTTCGAGAAGATACCATTTTCAATATGAATGACACCTTGTGAAATGTACATTACTTCGTTACCAGCTGAGAACATTGAAATGCGACCATTTGGATTGAATAGCATAGAGCTAGAATTATCCGTTTTACCAATGACAAGCCCCTCGTTTGAAGATGCCATGTAACTATCGATAAAGTTCCAACGCTCTGACATGTCATTCAGATTGTTCTCTAGTTTTGCGACACGAGCACTAGCATCCGCAAGATTCTTTTCAGCTTGTGCACGATTGGCGTTATTTGCATTAACGAAATCTTGATAAGCCTTCACCCATTGATTGAGCGTATCAAGAGACGCTTTGGCTTCTAATTCCGCTTTCATGACCGAGTTAATCTCATTCAATCGGTTTAATTGGCTTTGTGTCAATGCACTATCTGCTTTGCCATCTAATTGGCTTGCTAGGTCTTTCGGTGACGCTTGCCATGCTCGGTCAGTCGTCCCCTCATAGCAGTCCAATTCAGTGAAGAATAGCAATGACTGACTGCCGTTGGTAGTACCAGTATTATCGATACGGATAAAGCCTTCATCGCAGTCGGTGGCGTTAAAAGTGAAATGGAATTTCTTAACACCGCTTGTTGATGGCGAACCATCGAAATGCTTGATGTTAACTACTTTGCTAAAAGTTTTAGTTTCGTTTGACTTACGACCAAGGAAATAGATATCCATTCCTTTTAGATTACCGCCTGCCAAGATTGAAACGTTAAGAGAATAGTTGGTATTTCGTTTCACTGGAAATCTCAGCGTAGCGCTAGGCGTTGTTGTTGTTGTTGTTGATAGCAAAAACAACGGCTTAGAACCGTTGTAATAGAGTGAATGACTTGACACAGATAAATTCGAGTTAGGTTGTGGCGCTTCCCAGAATCCCCAGCCATCCAGATTCTCCGGAAAAGCTGAGTTAGTTATTAGGTTTTCGCCACCAACCGAAACACTGCCGGTCATGTCGTTCCATGAGTAATCGGCTGGGTTAGTGCTATCTGTTCTATCGAAGTTAGTACATACGCCCAGATATCGCTTGTTCCCGTCTTGTGTCAGACTGAAACCAGTTCGACCATCGGAACTATCTGCATAAGCGAAGTGAACGTAAGGTGTTCGTCCGTCTGCTCCAGCTTTACCCGGAATGCCGTCACGCCCGTCGCTACCTTTCCACTTAGACCAACGATAGTCTTGTGGGTTACGGCTATCCGTGGCATTGAAATCTTGGTACATACCGATAAACGCCTTATTGGTGTCAGTTTGGCTAAAACCACTACCAGACACCGTGTCAGCGTAGGCAATGTGGGTGTACTGTGTTTTACCATCAGCACCCTTAACACCGGGGATACCTTGGTCACCTTTTGGACCTTGTAGTCCTTGAGGGCCGACAGGACCGGTTGCCCCTTGCGGTCCTTGTAAACCTCTATCACCTTTTTCGCCCCTATCACCTTTCGCACCAGTCTCACCCTTCGGGCCTTGCTCACCGATTTTAGAAACCGAGTAGCCCGTTTCGTTCGTGTTATCGGTATAACTCCAAACGGTTTTCGTCCAGAGGTACTGCCCAGCCGGTACGTTAGGCACTTGACTAGTCCAACCAGTCGTTGGTGCTACTGTGCCTGATGTTCCTTGTGCGTAGGTGATTGTGGTGCTACGAATACCGACACCATCTTTACCAGCGATACCATTATTCCCATCGTTACCATCTCTAGCAACGTAGGTTTTTTGGTATCCCGTTTCAGTAGTGTTATCCGTGTAAGTCCAGACTGTCTTAGTCCAAAACCATTGCCCCTTAACTAATGCCGGTGGGTTTTGATACCATGCCGTAGGTGGCACGGTTTCAGATACAGACAATCCGTATAAAACACTGGTGTTTCTAATGCCAATACCATTCTTACCGGGTAAACCGTCATTACCTCTATCACCTTTTTGGCCTTGGTCGCCTTTGTCTCCTTTTGGTCCGGGAGTACCATTTCTACCGTCTGAGACGTTTAAAAAAGTAACTTCTTCTGAAGCTACTTCTTTATTATCTACCCACGCTGAAACCGTTAGGGCTGTTGGTTGGGTAATCTGTGATGCCACCATGTCGTAGGTCATACCTACATACTTAATAACGCCATCAATTACAAAACGCCAAGTCGCGTTCACTGTTCTATCGCCTTGTTTCAAGACTGGTCGAACAGTCGAGCGACCAACACCGTTTTTAAACACTGTACCATTGGTGGTTGTGATCTCGACACGGTATGGCAAGGCTCTTGCTGCGATTTCATCGATACGTTGTTGCAAGTTGTCAGACGGTTTGTTGTCCAACTTTCTGAAATTGGTAAACACAACCGAATTATTCAACGGCATGTCGAAACTAATAACTATCTCAGATACACGAGCTTCTAGGGCTAACCCACCTCTAAAATTATTATTAATAATCTTAACAGTATCGCCTAAATTGATATCCTTGTAGTTTTCAATAAAACTAGATTGAATATCAACGGTATAGGTCAATAATGGGTAAGCGTATTGCTTGATGGTACGCAATGCGTAGCCTTTTAACGCATCGATGTTTTTGTATTCTGTTTGAAAGTCCTTACGTGTCCAGTTATCCAAACCTGTATCACCAAGAGCTGAAGGGTACATCCTTGCTGATATCGGTGCGTATAGCATAGGGCTACCTTTTTTTGAATAAAATTCAATCTCGCCGTCTTGGTTTGTTTCCTCAATGTTAACTGAACTAAGGTCAATACCTTCACCAGTAAAATATCCCAAGTTAAATAGCTGAGTTTTATCGCTTGCAACTTGGACACCTTTTAGCCCGTTTTGGTAGTAGAGAATAACATCACCTCGGACCTTACCAATACCGTGATGTTTGTCATCTGGCTGTTGGTAGATGTCGATGATAAAACGTTTCAAAGTGCCATCTCGTTTTAATTCGGTGCGAAAAACAAATTCTGCGTCAAATTGATTCATCAAGCTATGAAGCTGCTCTAGTTTAGTGCCACTTTGAGAATCGAACGTAATAGTTCTCGTTTTATCAGCGATTTCATTGATACCAATTTCAAGACCAGCAAAACCAAGTAAGTCAAGATTTTGAAGATACCACTCAAGGCTTTTAGCCCCGTTACTGCTAGCAAGAGGGCGTGAAGATTCCATCGCTAACTCAAGGTTAGTGTTATTACAAGTCACTTGTAAACTCGTGTCGTTCTCAACAAGTTGAGATACATAGAAAACGTGGTAGGTGTTATCGTAGAAAAATGACACATACATCTGATCGTTGATATATTTAACATCTTCGTGTACTTCTCCATTCACAACTTTGGGAATTACGAAATCAAACGTACTAGTTGAGTATTCAAGGTAAGTGTGCCATTGACTGTTAGAGTAGGACAACATGCCCGGAACGTTATTGTTTAAGGCACAAACCTTACGCATGTTTTTGTCATGAATCCAAATTTGCATTAAACAAAGCGCTCCTTCCAAGTAATTTCAATAGTTGGGTCAGTCCTTGTCCAACTAGACGTGTAGATATCGATTTCTGTTTCACCAGCACTAATGCTGAATGGCTCAGATAGGTATGTTAATTCGTTAGATGCTGGCAAATTATCGATTAAGGTTTTGCCTTTCGACATGTCAATTTCAAGAATAGAACCCTTACGGAAACGGTTAGGGATGCCTATCCCGTTGTTAGGGTAGTCTTTCCGATAAACAAAACTGTCAAGGTATAAGTGCGTTATTAGTGGCCAGTCACTAATTCCAAAAATACCAATATTGATTTTAGCTGATTTCTTACCCTTAATCTCAGGAACAGTATATCTCGGATAAGACCCTTGCCAGTAAAATTGAAGTACATCATCGAAACGTTGGACATCAGACCAGCCTTGTGGTTCGTTGAAAGGGTTAGCGGTTGATACGTGCGTTCCGTAGAAATATTTTCTATCAAGAATCTTATAGCCGCCTTTACCATCCCCCGCCATAAAATTATAATGGCAGTCAAATCCAGCTGTATTTTTATAGGTTTCAACACCATATAAAAATTCTCCTGTTTCGGAAGTGACCGAAATTTTGATAAAACCGTATTGATGTGCAGCACCTAACCATAAGATTTGTCTCCACCAGAAATATTCATACAAAGCCCCTTTTTCCCCGTAGCTGTCAACCGGTATTTCCCATGTTAACGATGCACCTCTAAGGTTTCTGTCTCCCCCTCCTGTGCTAGACAGTGCGATGTGTGGTCTTCCCCAAGCATTATCAATGACCAAAGTACCATTAAGTGAGTGAGTGTCGTCGTTAAAACGACCTCGATTTTTAATGCCGTTAGCAAATCCTTTGGTTATCCAACCATTTGAAACATAGTCAAACAGAATTTCAGATTGTTTAACTGTGTTAGAATCTACCTCATTAGGATTCCCAATCTCGTAGCTTTCGCTAGAAGATTTCACAATACCAACCCAACCATTATCTGAGTTGAATTTCAACTTAATGTCTGGGTAAGTTTCAGCCGTACCAAAGTTTTTTAGCGTAGCCTTGTAATGTCCAGTAGATACTTTTTTAATACTGCCGTATTTCGTTTCACCATCACTACTTACTAGGGCTTGTGCTTTGTTTTCACCGTAGCTTTTCGGAACATCGAACGTAACCGTTACTGTTGCGGTAATCGGTGCCGTGTTCTTATCCACGGTAAGCGACGCTTGACCAGACGGAATAGCTTCCCAAACCTTGTTAGGCTCATCACCGAAAATTAATGGTTTCGGTTTATCAACATTAAGGTATCCACCTAGCGTTTCAGCAATGGTATTAAAGTAGTCGTAGTTTCCTACCAAGGTAAACGATACTTGAATTTGCTTAACTGACAAGGTGCTATATAGGAATTGCTGGCCGTAGCGTCTACGCCCTTGGTCTTGATAGTTATTGTTAAAGTTAGATGCCACGTTTTTCGTGACATCTACTGGAACGGTACGCCCTTGCCCCTCATTGAATAGTTCGGTTAAGTTTTTACCGTCAAAAATTACTGACATTCCTATCAAATAATACTACCTCCCAGCAACGCTTGTCTGCGTTCATAATCGTTTGTTGCTTTTGTCATAAACGGTGCGAGACCGTTTGACACACTTCTACCATCGATGATGTTTCTAACTTCGATTGGGTTAGAACCGTTGGTTACCAACTGACCAAGTAGGTCAATCATGATGTCTAACTTGTTTTCTAGGACAGAAACACGCTCACGATCTGACGTGCTATCGTGGTTGCCTTGCGGGGCATCGCCGGCAAATCGTGCTACTGCTTCAGTGAGTAATTGCCACGCTCTACCACGTTTGGCGATATCCGTAGGAATAACATATTCTGGCATATCGCCTTCAGCTAGCTCATAAACACCGTTTTTGTGGACTAGACCACCGTTAGCGTAGCCGTAAGCTGCGACACGGTTAAAGGCTGCATCCGATGTTCCGTAACGGTGCTTGATGTAGTTAATTGCAGCAAGCAAGTTATCGTAACCATTACGGATGTTGTTGTGTCCTGGGTGTTTATATGCGTTAAATGTAGGGCCAATAGTCTGCATCAAACCAATGGATGGTGTACCAGCTCTGGCGTTACTATCCCAGTTGTTTTGAACATTAGGGTCACCACCCGATTCACGCTGGATAGTAGCCAAAATTTTAGATACACGGAAGTCATTCGGTTCGATACCGTTTGCCTTCAATGCTCGTACAACTGAATCACGCCATCGTGCTACGCCAGTACCTTGAGGGCCATCTTCACCGCCCCCAGCAGGACTTAACAACGGACCGAGGGTTTTCTTAATCCAGTCAAACATGCCACCAACCTGACGTTTAATCAACGTTTGAAGTGGGTTGTTTCGGTCTTTAAGTGGTTTACTATTGTCTTCACCACCACCACCGCTATCACGCACCCCGAAATCAAGGAAGGTAGCAGCGTTAGAGATGTGACGGCCAGCGTATTGGTGATACTGACCGTTCCCACCGTAGTTGTATTCTTCACCATCGTAAGTGTCGCCATGCACTGCCGTTACAAAGTCAACGTGGTTACTTGATACTGGACCACCAGTGTAGACGGCTACCGTACCCGGTTTAGGTCTACTTAAGTGTGGCACGCTGGCAGATATCCACTGGTTACCATTACCGAGGTGACTAAATAGACTAGGTTTAACACCAAGATTTGCCAAACGACTGGCAACGAATGATACACACTCGCGATAGAAATAGCCCCAAGGGTCAGCACCAGCGTCTTTTGCCTTGTCTTTGAAACGGTAGTCATCACCTTTAGCCCCCATTGCCACCGTGCCTTCATCCATTGAAGCGTTAGCCATAGACCAAAGTTCTTTCCACCAGTTCTTAGCTTCTTCCACCGGTTTCTTATACAATGCATTACCAAGTGGGTTAAACATACCAGCCAATTTATCAGCGTTAGGGCTGAATTTCTTAGCCAATGATCCCACTGGGTCTTTAACCACATCGCCGACAAATTCAATCATTTTCATAAATTTGTCAACACCGTTCTTCATAGTGTCCCAAACTGAGCCCGCAACGTTGGTAGCCGTATCCCAGATTTTAGACCAGAAACCAGTCCCCTTTGCAAAGGCTCCACGTTCAACACCCATGAGCATAGCCAATTCACTAGCATTGATGACTTCCGAACCGGCTGGCAAGAGGTATTCAACATTGCGACCTTGTGGCAAGAATGACTTACCGTTAGGCAAGATGACCATTTCTTGGTTGTTAGTCTCTGGGCTATCGTAGCCGTCATTGAGTGTAGCTAACGTAGGTTTGGTGATTGGATTTCGGTATGAACTAAACATACCAGTACCGCCGGCGAACTTAACTTTCGGGATTTTAGAGATAGCTTCTTTGCTACCACCAAAATCAGAAATCAGTTTGTTGATACCATCGATACCAGCGTTCGGCAAGGCAATAACAGCATTAATACCGTCACCGGCGAGTTTCTTCATACCGTCCCACATTTCGCCGAAACCTTTTTTAACGTTATCCCACGTATCTTTGAAGAACTTAGCGATATTGGTCAATGCATCGGTAATCAGTTTGGTAATATTAACACCAAATTTCTCTTGCGTTAATGCTCCGATTTCATCCCATTTTTTTGATAGGAATTTCTTAGAGTTTTCCCAGCCATCAAACCAATTCTTATTGATACCTTTGTGGTGTTTGTCAATATCTTTGCCAAGAGCAGTCATTGCTTCAGTGGCATTGCCCTTGATACCTTCCCATGTTTTCGATGCGAATTTCTTAACGTTGTCCCACTTATCAGACCAGTCTTTTTTTAGATTAGTCATGTGTTTCGCAACGCCTTTCGCCATATCCTTGACATGGTCCACGGTGCTATCGACAAACTTCTTAAATGGCTTGTTATGCTTATACATCAACTCGAAACCAGCGACTACTGGATTGGAGATGACAAGCAACTTCTTAGCGGTGTTAGTAAAGGCTTTGATACCTTTTTCACCACCAGTAAAGTAATTCTTGGTCTTTTCGAAGCCCTTTTTGGTGCTTTTGGCCATTGAATCCATCGCACCAGTCCAAGTCTTCTTCATGCCATCCCATGTCTTACCAAGCCACTTACCAGCGTTAGAAAAACCGTCCTTGATATTTTTAACAATACCATCAACGAATTTCTTAAACTTCTTATTGTGCTTGTAGATCAGAGCAAAAGCTCCAGCGATAGGATTGGCAATAAATAAAAGGACTTGTTTCCAGTCCTTTTTAAAGAAATCAATGATTTTTCCAAAGATTTCTTTAGTAACTTTGAAAATTTTATCGAAAGCCTTTTTGGCAGCACTGAACATGCCATCGACAAAAGCTTTAAATTTCTTATTGTGTTTGTATAGCAGCACCAAGGCAGTGATAGCCGTAGTGACTGCAACCACAATCAAACCGATAGGGTTTGATGCCATCGCTAGGTTCAATAATTTTTGTGCCGCAGTCATTCCGACTGTAGCTGTTCGCCATGCGTGAATGCCTTTGACTACTGCCGTTATTCCAAGAGCGACCTTAGAACCTACAAAATAAGCAGCAAATAAAGAACCGACTGTTTTAATAGCCGTTTTATGTTTGGCAATACCACCCAAAGCCTTGGAAAGTGATGTAACTGGTCCTTTAGCTTTCTTGCCGTTGCCGGTCATGAGGTTGAAAGCACCAGCGACACCTTTAATCATGTCTATGGCAACTTCCCAAATACCAGCACCAAAATCATTACCGATGCTCCACGTTGCCTTAAGGCTGTCTTTAACTTCTTTGAAGAAAGCTACAATCTTAGGGGCGTTGTTAGCAATGGTTTTACTAACGTTATCAACGACCTTGTTAAGGCCGTCCATGAAGCCATTGAGCTTGTCGGTACCACTACCTAGATTAAAGACTTTAGAAAAGGCATCCATGATAGTGCCTAGACCTTTAGAAACATGTTCCCCTAAATCTTTAAACTTAGTCTCAGTGTTAGGGTCAGCAACCCAATTCCCAATCTGTTGCAAGAATGGGTTTTTCATTTTATCGATTGGGTCACGGAAAGCCGCTACCACTGCCGGCATACGGGACTGAATTGTCCGTTCAAGTCCACCAATGGTTGTTGAGAAGTTGGCAGTGGCATCCTTGTACTTGTCTTGCAACTCGAACAAGGCTTTCTGTGCCATCTCAGCGGTAATCTTACCGTCTTTTTGGAGTTCCGCATATTTATCTGCGGTCATGTCTGCAATGCCCAATTCTTGTGCGGCAACTTCTTTCAGTTGGTTCTTCATTTCTGGGAAGACATTGATAATAGACATCATGTCTTGCCCTTGAACCTTACCATTGGCAATCATTTGAGCCCACTGAGTAGCAAAGTTTTCCACGGCTGCATCGGTCTGACCAAACGCATCTTGCAATGTCAAGATAGCTTGTGTTTGTTGTTTGGTTAACTCGGTGTTGTGAGTAACAGCATAGAATTTTTGATTCATGCCGTCAACCATTTCAGTTGAGTTAGCCGCCGCTTGTGCCATTTGGTTGGTCATGTCGACCATCTTCTTACCTTCTTCAGCATTACCAGTAAGTGTTAGCCAAGTGGCGTTCATGGTTTGCTGGTATTTAACGTATTCGGCACTGGATTGGGCGATTTCGTCAAACTTACCCTTGATGGCTCCCAATGCGTTTTGGAAACCGTTACTAATCAAATTAGCGGCAAACGTAGCCCCAAAGATACCCTTTAAGCGTGAGGTTTTATGCTCGGTCTCGTTAACTTCATTCCCTAAACGTTTAAAACTATCTTTTAAGCGTCCAATGAGTGAGCTAGAACGTTGACTTTGTTCGATTTCATCGTTCAGCTTATCAGCAGCATTGCGAGTGTGTGCTAGACTTGTCGCCGTTTCATCCAAGCGTTGCTTTTGCTTGCGATATTCATCGCTTGTTCTTCCGGATTGTTTTGCCACACGCTCAAGCATTTCTTTTTGGGTCTCGTACTGCTTGTTTAAGTTAGTAATCGAACCCTTGTATTGCTTGAGTTGTTCTTGCCTAGCTTCATCTTCCTTACCTTCAGCTTTCAAGCGCTTGATGTAAGTATCAGAAGTTTCGTTTTGTAGCTTGTACTCTTTTTGCAATTCAGCAAGCCCGGACCTGTGATAGTCCAGACTGCTTTTAGCTTGCCTTTGTTGATTCTCCAACGATGCCAAACGTGTAGTCGCTTGGTCAATCTGTTGTTGGTACTTAAGGTACTGTTCAGCGGTTTCGGCGGTACTACCTTTAAGTTGAGACTGCTCTTGTTTCAGTTTCTCAATCTTATGTTGTTGATTTTGGATAGCATTACCCAAACCATCGTACTTAGCTTGTGCTGCTCCGAGATAGTCACCAGCACTACGCATTTGGCTTTCTTGTGCCTTCCATGCGTTAGTTGAGCTATTGACTAACTGAGTTAAACGCTTAATCGAATTGGCAGCCTGTAGCGTATCCAAGGCGATTTCCGTGGACATGGTAGCTTGTACTTTTGCCATGTAATATTTTTCCTCCTTTCCTTAAATATTTAGAGTAAAGATGTTGGGTCAACCATCCTATCTTCTTCCTCTTTGGCATTTAAGACTTTCATTAGCTCGTAATAGTCAGTGTCGTAATACTGATCTAGTGTCCACCCAAAACCTTGGATTGATTTTTTAGCAATGATTTTCAAATCTTCAATGCGATTTTCTAAATCAAAAATCTGTTCGCCTTTAGATTTTACTCTTTTGGGTCAGTTTCACCAGCGGCGTTTTCAAGTTGTTCGTCTGTCAATCCGTACATGTAGCCCACCAATTTTTCAGCAATCTCTTGTGTACGTTCGTTGTCCAAATCAAGCAATTTGTCATAGGCTTCATCATCCAACTTGAGAACAGCACGGATAAAACCAAGCATTTCTTTGAGAATTGTGAAGCTCGCTTGTGCTTGCTCTTGCGTGTCGCCTTCTTCAACGGTGTCGCTGATTTTAAGCACGGCAAGTTGGTACTCATGCATACGCAAGACATTGCGGTTGCTTGTAGCTACTTCAAACGCCTTCTTACTGATTTCTGGGATTTTAATAGTTTTGATTTCCATTTATCTTTACTCCTTTAACACAAAAATAGAGGTCAGGCCATGAGCCCGACCTCTTGCGAATTATTAAATGCTGTTTGAAGCGGCAGGAAGGACATAGCCACCGAACACTTCTTTGAACATGTTAGTTTTATCAAACGTAGATGCACCAGTGTAGTATTTCTTGTAAGGCTCACCGTTGAACGAGATGGCTGACAATGCGTTAAATGTCATATTATCGTCTTGGCGAGTTTGGGCAGTATCAGTATCTGTAGCAACGTTTTGAGTTGATTCTTGCATAATACCGTTAGCGAAACCAAAGAACACTGAGTGTTTACGGTCAAGTGTTTCAGATTCAATCAAAACCGCTGTGTGTGGTTTTTCACCGTCCATCACGTAACCACCCTTGCCGTCTGCTTTGAAACCAAGCATTTTTTGTTTAATTTCAAAGTCGAGGTTATTGAAGTCAAACGCTACTGTTGGTGAACCTGGTGCGATCATAACGTCTTGCACTGAGTTGTTCCCAGGAATTTTAGTCGCTTGACCTTCCAAGTTTGAGATGTTAGCGGTACGAGTACCAAGCATAACTGAATCAACTTCAATCACGCCATCAGTAGAAAGGCCATCAGCGCCTTTAAGTAGTTTTTGGGTTTTAGGGTCAACCAAAGCAAGGCGAACCATTTTCAAACCTACAATTGCCATATAGTTATTTCTCCTTTGTTAAATTAATTTATCGAGAGCAACAAAAAAGACCGCCGTAATCTGTAAGGTATCGGGGTCTATGCTATGTTCTCTCATATCTGTAATTGAGTAGTGCTCAGATTTTAGAAACTTAAGTAATTCCATTTCAAAGGCTTCAATATCGAAATCGATATCAGCTTTGTAAAAAATCTGTACCTCTACTCTATCTGTTTTTCCGAAAAAGGTATTATTCCCACTCAAGTCAAGGGATGGATTGCTTTCGGTGAGCAAAACGATTGTCTTATCGGTGTTTTCTTCGAGCTCTTTGGGCAAGTTGTTTGCATATAATTCGCTTATTTCACCAAATTCTTTGCCGTCAATTAGCTCTTTTAGTTTTACGGTTGCTAACACTTAATCACTTCCCTCTTTTTCTTCGAATCAGTTTTTCATATTCCTCTTTTTCTGCTAATAGCACTTTCCTTTGGACAGCGCTATCGTTTTGCACATTGGTGACGAAATGGTCGGCGCGATATTTTTTCGTACCGTCATTTAATCGTCTGGCATTTTGAGCGTGGTAGTTGTTTTTCCAGCCTACGGTTGCCACACCGTTTTTTCTGCCGTCCGCATTCGTGGATTGGACAGATAAACCGTCAGCCATGTGCCCATACTTCAAATGTTTTTTATTTGAGTAGTGTTTCTCACGAGTGACTTCTTCCAACTCTTTTTGAAACACTTTTGCGCCAGCGGTTGTAATCTTGGCTTGTTCCGCTGGTGTTAAATCACCAATGCTAGCTACTGTTTCAAGCCAGCCCTCTAGTGCTTTGTCAAGCCCTACCATAAGCCATCACCCAACTTTCTTATGCTTTCTCAACGTCAGAAAGTCGTAGCGGTTAAGCCCAAAGTTTTCGTTCGGACTAACTCGCACAATATCATATTGAGTGCCATTTAAAACAGCGACTTGACCTTCTACCACTTTGGCATTATGACGAATAACAATCACTCGTGTATCGCTTTCGCCATTCTGTTGGGCCAAATACTCTTGATTGAGTGTGCGAGTATGGGGCTTATAATGCAGCGTAAACTGTTTCACGAATTTTGGCACGCTTACACCCGTAAATTTATTGGGTGTGCTTTGGTATGTACCAAAATCAGCCTTGAAGCGAAAGTCTGAGGGTAAATATCTAACTTTAGGCATTAGTCACCTCTTTCTTCACTGTACGTTGCGTATAAGCCCCTTAATTGCCCGATTATGCTATTTAAAGTGAGATTGACAGGATAAGTCACCGTGTCCGTTAGAGCCACTCTATAGGTGAAATATGAGCTTGTGAGGGCTATTACAGCCGTGTCATATAGAGATTCCACACTTTCAAGGTCGTAGAATTTCTTATCACTACCGACTGCATTGATAATGTACTGTTGAGCCGATTCAATGTAAGCTGGAATGAGTGCAGTGTCGTCTGTCTCATCCAGATTCAAGGTCTGCATGATGGTTTCCTTAGATACACTCATTGCTTACCTCCTAAATTAAGCTCCGGCAGTAAGATTAGCTTTTTGGTCAGCGATTGCTTTGAATGACGCTGGCACAAACGCTTCTTCATCGGTTTTAACAACGTCGAAACGGTCAATAACACGTACTTTAGTAGTGTCAGTTTCGAACGCACCACCACCGATGTTAGTTGAAAGTAGTGACAAGTGTTGACGGTCAAAGAGTGTTACCGCTTGTTTCAAGTCACCAAAGTACAATGGCATAGCTCCAGTAGTAGCATTAGCAAGCCAGCGGTCAGAAACTTCTTTAACTGCGAAACCATCGATTGAGTATCCAGTTGGTGATTTTACGTCACGTTCCATGAGGTAGTCACCCATAGCGTTCTTGACTTTCTTAAGAGCAGTAAAGCCTGAAGTGTTAGTCAAGAAGAATGATGTTTGTTTAATAGCTGGGTCAACTTTAGCTTCGAGGTCAATGATATCATCCCATTTAGCCAATGTTGGTTTAGTTGGGAGTGTAGCGATAACTTCCAAGATAGCTTTGTTGCGTGTTACAACAACTTTCTTAGCAATCCAACCAGACAACCATGCAAGAATGTTTTCAGCAGAATCAGCAAGCAAGCTGTTTGTTACTGTTGAAATACCAGCATAGCGTTTGATAGCGTATTTGATAAGTGACAATTTAGGGTCATCGTTATTGCCGATTTGTCCAGCTTCATCATCAAGTTTAGAAAGGCCAGTAATTTCAGCCCATTTTTCGTAAACACGAGAACCAGTAAGAGTGGTTACATTTTCAACGTTTACATATTCTTGCAACGAATCGTATTGACGAACCAATGTATTGATAGCTGTACGAATATCTTGAGGGATAGTCAAGCCAGCGTCTGAGCCAGTAGCGTCTGTTTTAGAATCAAGCAAGTTTTGGTAACGACCACGAACGAGGTTTTTAAAGTCTTTAACAAAAGCGTCTTTAACTTCTTCTTCGTTCTTAGTCAATGGTTTCTTGTCTTCTTCAGTCATGTTAGCTACTTCACTAGCACGAGCTTCAGTATATTGTTCTTTGAACATGTCACGTTTCATTTTCGCAGTGTCACGCTCGTTTTTGATTGCTTGCAATTCTTCAGCGGTTACTGAATCATCAAGCATAGCTACGTTAAGTTTTTCATTAAGATTTTCGACCTTGTCGCCTTGAGCAACCCAAAGGTCATGCAATTCGTTTGATGTTTTCATCAATCATCTTCCTTTCATTTTTCAAGTAAAATAGCCAATTTCTGCTCACGCAATGAATTGGTTTTAGGTGTAGCAATCATATTCTTAAATTTAGTGATTGCTGATTTGCTTGGTAGTTGATGCACGGCATTCGTAACCATGATTTCTTCTTCATCATCATTGAAGAACATGATTTCATCCGCAAACCCTTTATCAACGGCAGTTTTAGCATTAAGCCATGTCTCTTTAGCCATAAGGTCTAGTAATTCTGGTTGTTTAAGACCAGTCTTCATTTCATAAGCTAATGCGATAGACTCATCAATGCTATTTAAGACCGCTGATTGATGCTCTAGGTCATCGCTGTTACCAACGATGCCAGTGGATGCCTTGTGAATCATGATATGTGCCGTTGGACTGATACGAACGGTATCGCCAGCCATAGAAATGACACTTGCAGCACTAGCCGCAAGCCCTTGTACGTTGACCACAATACGCTTGCCGCTTGCTTTAAGCATTGTATAGATTTCGCTAGCTGCGAACACATCACCACCATTAGACGCAATGTTAAGCGTGATTTCTTCGTCTTCATCGTTAGCAATGGCATCTTGTACCAGTTTTGGATAGGTGCTAGACATGCCAAAGTATTCGTAGAATGCACCAGCATCATCACTTACAATATCGCCTTTAATGTCAATCTTGCCCATTTATCTCACCTCCTTTCAATGTGGTACGGTTAGGGTTCTTACCCTCTGGCAACTCTTTAGGTAGAATTTCAGCTTGTTGCAAAATATACAAGCCTTGATTCTGTGCGAGTGTGCCACTTTTAACCATGCTATTGATACGGCTGATATAGTTAGCACCAGTCGGGTCAACCGCTGGAAAAATATCCGCATCCACATCGCATGAAAGTTTTTGAGACAATTCACTAAGAAATGGTCTTAAATAGCGTGCCACTGCTTTAGAGTAGACGTTAGAACTCATTTCAAGTGACGATTGTTGGTCACCTTGTCCACCGACAACGTTTTCTGGGATACCGTAGACTTTCGCAAATTGTCCGGTCGTCCAGTCTGCTTGCTTAAGTAATTGGGCCACGTTGGATTTAATTTCAAGGGGTGTGAAATCCTCTAAATCATCCAGTACCAACGGACCGCCTTGCATTTGTTTCATTGCTTGTCGTGAGCGTGAGACCTTAGTTTTGAAATCGAGCAAACCACCGCCCTTAATTTTCAAAATACCATTAGCATTGAGGGCATTCTTAAGGGAATTAAGCGTTAGCTTATCACTAGCTTTTTGAATATCTAGTTCTCTACCAAGAGCCATCAACGGACTTACGCTTGTCAAACCACCATCTACAGATAGCAATCTGAAGTGTAAGATGTCGCTTTGTGGAACATGTTGTTTTGGCGGTATACGTGGGTCATCGAATGTGATGTTGTAATAAAGACCATTCTGATTGTCCAATCGGTTGAAAGAGACTTGAGACGGTCTTAAATACTCCCACTTCATATCACGCCCATTGTCGTTTCGCCATCGATATGCAAAAGCTTCCCCACCCAATAGCATTTGAGCAAAGATTGACTGGTAGAAGTTAAAGCGGTTAGCACTGTTTGACGGATTGTCCACAATGCCTTGCATTTGTTTTCGGCTAGTCGTTAGCTTAGCGGTTGCAAGGTCATTAGATAGTTGGCTGATAATAGAGAATAAATCCGAGTTTTTTAGAGCGGTTTCGGCTGATACCCACTCACTACCATTCAAGGTAGCTAGAAACTCTGGATCAGTGATATCAAAAAAGCCCCCTTGATTGCTCGGTGGGCTTTCGGTTGCTAAATTAAATATCGGCAATTATTATCACCTCCTTTCTAGCCTTTTTTTGCGGCTAGCTCACTAATTAAACCCGCTAGTACGAATGTAATGGTCATACTAATACCAAACCATACGTAGCCAATGTGGTAAGTGGTCACATTGAGCGAAATTGCAGCTAAAATGAACATCAAAATATCAAAAATAGCCCAAATTGCCTTAAAAAACTTCAAAATCATGTATTAATACTCCTCTAATAGCCCACTGTCTGGGTTTTTTAGCCAATTTAAAACGGCTTCTTGACTCATGTGCTCTACCTTCCACGTTGGGTTATTGGTAATAGCGTAGTCTTCAAACGCATACATGCCATCATAGAACGCATCGATAAGAGCGTCCACAACGTCGATTTTATAGGTCGATTTCATTTTATCGACTTGAATACCGATGTTATCCTCTTTAATTACCGCATTTATCAAGGCTTTACGCATGATTTCATCATCCAAACGGGTAATGTTGCCCTCAATAAAGAGTGTTTGAAGGAATTTTGTCGGGTCTTTCAACTCGCTTGTTCGTTGCCTAATCGGCATAAGTGGAAAGCTCGTGTTAGATTCCAAGGCCTTGATAATCTTTGAAACTCCCATAGCATCGTAGCCAAAGAAGACCACATCAAGCTGATTGTCTTCTACATACTCGCAAAACCAACGATATACTTCCTCTGGATTGATAAGGCCTTGTGGATGGCTTGTAATCGTACAGTAGCCCTTGGTTTCCAAGTCTCGATAGTTGACACCGTCCTGCTCCATCTTAGCTTCTAGCGAGCCTGCTTGTTGCCATGGAATAAAACTGTGTTGTTCGATATGCCATTTCTGACTGCCATCTTCAGCAACGTAGGGATAAACGAAACCAATAGCCGTGTTATCGCTAAACATGGACGCATCCAGCCCGACATAGACACGCATGCCTTTAATATCGAACTCATCAACGACTGCATTTTCAATATCGGTTAGATCAAGGAAGCTATTGCTATCTGCTAACAACCAGCAATTCATGTTTTTTACTTGGAAATCAGCAAGTTTTCCCATGAGTAGTTTCTTATCCCGTTCGGAAAGTAGCCCCTTCATCAATCCATCTTTTAATTTTGGATGATTAAGCAAGGGGTTACTCTTTGCCCATGTTTCTGGTTTAAACACTTCTTCCAAGTTATCTTGCGACCAAATTAGACATAGCTGGTCATCACCAGACCTGTCAAAGTCACGTTCCATAATCTCAATAAGTTTTTTCTGCTCTTGATGAAATGGAACATCGGGCGTTTGGTAAGAAGTTGAAATTTCAATAAAACGTGAACCCTCGGTATTAACTTGCCCGGATGTGATTTTAGAAATACCTTCATCCGTTCTAAGCTCCCCGACCTCATCAGAAATGGCGGTTTTAAAGTGCTTGCCGTCAAATTTACCAGATTCAAACGAGATAGTGTGAATGGTATTAGCATCCACAAGTGACTTAATTTCTCGTGAATATAATTGAAGCTGTGTTTCCTCTGCCAATGACTTAAACGGCTCGTTCTCGATGATTCTAGCCATCATAGATTTAACGTAGGTAAACAGTTTCATTGTTTGGTCGAAGTTTAGCGAACTAACAAGAAAATCTTGGTTACTTTGACCAATAATTTCAATCAGATAAGAGAAATTAAGGCAGATACCAGCTATCATCGTTTTCCCTTGCGAACGAGCAATAGAAATAATGATATTTGAAAACCTTGGTACATCGTCTAAATCAAACCACGCAAAGAGTTGGGCAAATATGAAATACTGCCAATCCATAGGCTCTAGCTTTTGGCTAAGATCATCAACGTTTGGCACTAATGATAGGAATTTTAAGAAACGGTTAAACGCTTCAACCGAATAGACATAAGGAAAATCGCTATCGCCTTGTCTTTGCAAATCTCGGAGGTGTCGGAAACATGCTAATTGAATGTTGTAACCAGCGACAATCTTGCCATCTAGCACGTTAAAACAGTATTGCGTGCCATAGTCTGTATAGTTTTTTCGCTCGTAAGAAAAATCGATGCTATTATAAGCACCGATTACATCTTTTGACTTGGTTAAATCAATCTTTTGCATGTTTCACCTCCTTTATTTGAAGAATGCTGCCATTTTATCTTTCATTGAAGAATTATCCGCTTGACTTCCGGCTATTTCAGCCAATTCCGCCCTTCCTTTAGGGGTCAAACCTAGCTGAATGCCTATCTTATTAAGGGTTTCAGTGGCGTCTTTCATCGTCGCAACGGCTGGATTCTTTCTAAATCCCATTGACTGCTCGCCTAGAATCTCGCCACTACCTTGTGCTTGGATGACTTTCTTAATCTCGGTTTGGATACCGTTTTCTTTCACATCCTCATAGGCTTTTTTGTAAATCTCGTAGTTAGTACAGTAGGTTTCCACAAGAAACGTGTCAATGCGTTCAACCTTTTCTGTTGCTTTTAAATACGGAATGATTTTAGTCCAAACCGACCTCGCCACTGTGCCCAAATAGTTCGGTGGGTCAATGGGTAGAAAGCGGTCATTTTGCTCGTAAAACGGTTTTCGTTTAGCTGGTGACTTATTCGCCATTTTCTCACTTCCTATCTTGATTATGACACCGCTTAAAAACCCTCAAAATTGGCGTGCGGTGTAAGAAAACACCTTGTGGCGGCTCTCCTTGGCACGAGAAGGGGGCGGGGGTCAATTTTAAATTGGGTCGAGGGTTTATTATACCACCCTTATTATAAAATCGTGCTATGGGCTTATTAGAGGGGTTTAACGACGTCCTCTTTTTTGCGGGCTATTAAATCCGCCCACGTTGCCACGGAAAGTCGTAGCTCGGTGTTCTGTTTCGTTCTATTCTGACCAGTACCATAGATTTCTTGTTCTAAGGTACGTTTGGTGTTATCGCAGCTTCGACACGTTGCTACCACGTTTGAAATTTCAGTCCTAAGTTCTGGCGCAATTTCAACGGGTGTTACGTGGTCGCCTATACGTGCGTCTGGTGTGGTCACACCCAACGCTAGACAGTACTGACACAGATAGTTGTCACGTTCCAAAGCTATCTTGCGAATAGAAGACCAAATCTTTGAACGATAGAATGCATACCGTTCCTTACTCTCATCGTCTCGGTTCCTTACTCGTGTGTTGTATCTCGTCCGTGAGTATCTTTGTCTCTCTTGTGTGTATGCTGCTTCCATGTCCTTGTGTGTAGTACAGTAGTGTGCTGGTCTCTCTGCTAAGGCACGGCACCCTTCTGCCTTACATCGTCTGACCATTGGCATTGGCATACATCCTTTCAGATAAAGTAAAAGAAGAACACCGATGTGTCCTTCTGATTCGATAATACTATGTTACCACGTTGGTAGTATGATGGTGTATGAATTGGTATATACCACTGTAGATTAATCCAGATACTTCTCAGCTTGTCTTAACTTAACGTAGTATGTAGCCTTACTAAAGCCCATGCGGTCACATATCTGCCAGATATCCAGCTGGTCTATATAAACCATTTGTAGCAGGGACCTAGCGTCTATATCCCCCACGTTTGCTATCTGCCGGCGAAACTCTAGTTTCTGTTTGATGGCTTCGGCAGTGAACCGTTCTACTTCTTCACGAGCTGTCATAAGCTCCACATAGATATCATCCTTGCCCTTACGTTTGCCACCTTGGACCATGTCTGTTTGCATAGCACCAGCCGTCACTTTGAGGGCTTGTGATTCTAAGCGTTTAATCTGCTCTATCTGACTGTCAATGTACCTGTCTAATGCCTTTATTTGTTGCAGCCGTTCAACCGTTCTCATAAATACGTTTCCTTTATGGTATAATAATATTAGCGTTTTGATAGATCTGGGCATTAGTCTGGGTCTTTTTTTGTTTACAAGAATAAAGAAGGATTAAGCTATCACCTCCAATACATTAGATTTAGCCATGCCACCAGTAATGCAAAGGCTAGGGGTGAAAAAATCAAAAAGGATTCCTCGATTCTATAACTTATTATTTACTGGATTTTCGTGTCGAGGTCTGTCAGCTCGACGGTGTTGAAAAAGTGTTCAAGCCACTAAAAGTTAGTGATGACAGACAATAGCTAGTGAGGGAGTCGAACCCTCGTAAACCGTTCTAGCTACACGCCTAACGCATAGGCTTTATATAGGGCTTTTCTAACCGTGGTCTTCTCACGACCTACCTTGCCTTTATTACGATATTTAAGAATAATGCGATCAATCTCGCCATCTAGCCTTTCGGACCATTCATAGTTATTGAAGACATAATCAATAATCTCGCTGAATAACTCTCTCGAAAGTAGCCCTTCCATTTGAATTGCCTTCAACGGAGTTAGAGCAGCTTTCTCCGCATAGCACAGATTGAGGGCGTTTTGGGTTCTGTTAGCATTTTTCTGGTCGCAGTCCTTGACGTCTCTAATGTAGTTATTTATGCCGTTAGGGTGTTCCTTGCGTAGCCCTTCCACTTCCTCTTGGAAGCGCTTGAACAACCCCTCTGGCAGTCCTGCGTTGATTTTATCCAAAACCGGTTTAGTGGTTTTGCCTCTTGTGTAATTAGTAGACAGATAGTCTTGAAGGTCGTCGAATAATTCGTCAGAGATGATGCCTTCTAGTCTATCGACAGTTGCCGGTGATATCCTCGCACGCTCAACGACTGCGGCGTTGAATGCTTGATATATGATGCGAGCTTGTACTTCACTGCACTGTTTCACGTCTTGAAAGAACTGCTTATAGGTGCCTTTTTTGTGTGCTTTTCTCAGTTCCGCATGTTCACTGACCAGCCGTTGATATAATTCCTCGGTCAGTCCAGAATATTTGTATCTCACGCTCATGAGCTCACCTCTAGCAGCTCTTGATTTTCGTAGATGTTGCCAATAACCTCAATGTAATACTCTTGACTGATGTCAAATAGTCCGTTATGTACTTGCCCATCTATGTACCACATGAAAATTTCGTCCAAACCGCAAATAGTTCCAATTCCACCATCCGGAAAATTAGTTCTTTCGTCACCATCAGTCACCTTGACGATATCCCCTTCAAAGATTTCTTTGCCATTCTTGTCGGTTAGTCCTGTTGATTGCATGAGAACGTAATTTTTTAAGTCCTCTTTTGCAACATTTCCATTTTTGTAGGTTACTTTGATAATTTGTTCATCGAAAACCAGTGCATCAACTTGCACCATCTCCTTAAACTTTTTATCCCACGCTCTGAATCTTGGTATCATTGCCATCACCTTTCCTAAGCCTCTACTACTGGAAAATGAATTTTTCCAACTACTAATGAGCCTACGCTATAGTAATATCCACCATTACCATCATCTGCCTCACACTCTGCCAATGCTATAGGATTTTGATTATGATAAATAGTGACTGTGTTCTTACTTTCTGATTCTCCCGAATCACTTTTTTCTGTTACTTGTTCACCAATTTTAATATCGGTGATAATAGCGTCTAGCTTGACATCTTTGAACTCCCCGCCCGCATAAGCACAACAATCACTTTCAGACATTTCAATAGTAACCCTTGTTCCATCCTCAAGTAACAGAAAATCTTTATCCCATTTCACGATACGCTTGTAGAGTAGCAACTCTTTAAGTTCTTCTAATGATCCATACCTTGCATTCTCCCAATCGGGCTCGTAGTAGTTTGGTAGTTTAATAGTTTCTGTCATCTCAACTCCCTCTCTCCTTCAAATAGTTAGGGATATCATCCCCAATATTCACGCTGTCATACTGTTCCTTGCTAACAAGGAATTTCCCGTAAGCTCCGCAATCAATAGTGTAGAGCTTACCGACCATGGACTTACCAGTCACTTTGCCGTGCAATTCCACCGCATTGTCTGCCTTATGGATTACCACTGTCTCGATAGGTCTATTAACCACTCGTAGGACAGTAGTCACGTTAATGGCTAGTGAAACTAGTAGTAACACTGTAGCTATCGTTAAATCTTTATGTTTCACTCATAAACTCCTTATATACTTTTTCGAAAATCTCACAGACCAGACTTAGAGGAATATTTGACCTTTCATTATAGGATTTCGTCCATTCTTGAAATTTGATGTCATTTGATTTCTTTTCATTTTTAAGATTCAGTTCAATATTTCCGGAAAAACGTGTTGGTTTAGAAATCGGATAATCGTCATAATTGTTGTATCTTGTATGATTTTCAAACGGTATTTCGAAACCCAACACTCTCTCGATGTATTGCCAAATTCTGCCATGAGCTGGGTTCTCTATGATCCAATATTTTGGCTTATATCGTTTAATGATTTCAACTGTATTGAATACACATAATTCACCATTAATGCGTTTCATAAGCTGCTTATTGGGATAATATTGATATCTGTCGTAATCTTTGTGATCACGAACGGTGAATATTGACAATGGCTCTTGTGGTTGAAACAAAGAGTCGCCTTGCTCTTGTTTCCAACACGCATTACCTCTATCCATAGCGCTAGCGTTAGACCAGCTCTCGCATGGTGGACTAGCGATAATTAGATCAGGTTTAGGCAATTTGTCCAATGTGTCAAATAAGGTGTTATCTCCAAACAAACGGCTATAATCAGCTAAATTCAGATTGATAAAATGATGGTTTTTATTTTCAATATCAATACCTATTGGATAGATTTCAATATCTTTGTCCAGCTTCTTGACGCCTTTGGTGTATGATCCATTTCCACTATCGAATAATGCCCAGGCAATCATTTCTTACCTCGTTTCTCTTTGACAAAATTGTCATCAATCATTACTCCTTTTCTGTCTTTAATATCGTTATAAGCTATTGTGAGGCACTCTTCGACGTCGTAGCCTAATTGCAAGCATAAAACTATTAGCGTTACGATAGAATCGCCTATAGCATCTTTTAACGACCATTCTGGATCAACGAAATCATGCGGTTTTAGAAACACGTCTCGAATCTCGCCAACTTCTTCAGTTACACGCATCCACTGAATCTTTGGGTCAGCTTGCTTAAGGTTTCGTTTGTCTGCCCAATGATTGATTTTAGTGATTAGATTGTTCATCTTCCCCCTCTTTCTCCAAATCATCTGCTATCAGAATGCGATTTAGTTTCTTGGTATTGATTCCTAGTTTGGCGCTGATGTATTCCATGTCTTCGTGATTAGCCCAAAACCATCTTAAAAACTCTTGCGTTTGACCTAATACGCTTGTGTGGTCGTAACTGCCCGGAGCATATACACCAACCAACTTATCTTTATATCTGCTGTTCATCCAAGCTCCTTGATCTCTAGTTCAATGCGTGGGTTAGGACTGTACTTCTTGCGAGCTCTTAAATCGCAGACAATACTGTCATCCGTCCAGACGATACCCTTCTTATCAACCTTGTTATAACCAACATCTGAAATGCTATCAAAGAGTGCTTTTACCAAGTTATCAATATCAGGGAGTTTAAAATGCCAAAGTTTTTCCGATATGAATTGCTTGAAGACATCCCACGTTTTGGCTCTAGCTTTTGGCGTGGGTTTCTTCGATACGTTCAGCGGGGCTTTCATGTAGAAAGTCACATCGACTGAAATTGGCCCGTCAAAGAATTGTCCGTCGTATTCTTGCTCAATAAGCTGCGAGCATTGACGTCTCCAAGCCTTCATTTTCGGGTCTTCATAGGTCCCAAATTTGCTGAATCGTGGCCTTGTTTGCGGTTTAGGCTCGATGTTTAAAATCATTTTCATGCTTTCACCTAATTAGAAGGGTAAATCATCACTAGTGATATCCATTGGGTTTGCGTTCCCGTATGGGCTGCTTTCTCTTGCAAAGTTTGGCCCTTGCTGTTGTGGCGCTTGTTGGCCATAAGGTCCAGCATAGCCGCTGTCATTGCCAAATGCTCCCGATGTATTGCCTTTGGTGGCGTTGCTACCTTCACGCGCTGCACGGCTCTCCAACATTTGGAAGTTCTCAGCAACGACCTCAGTCACATACACCCTTTGACCTTGCTGATTCTCATAGCTACGTGTCTGGATGCGTCCAGTGATTCCAATCAATGCGCCTTTCTTAACCCAGTTAGCCAAATTCTCGGCTTGCTGACGCCAGATAACGCAATTGATAAAGTCTGTTTCACGTTCACCATTAGCGTCTTTGAAGTTACGGTTAACCGCAAGGCTAAATGTTGCAACAGCAATATTGCTAGGCGTGTAGCGTAGCTCTGGGTCTCTTGTTAATCTTCCGACAAGACAGACTGAATTAATCATAGTTTTCTCTCCTTCTATTCACGATTTAGTAAATCGTCCAGTTTGGGTTTAGATTTTGGTCTTGACATTAACTTAAATGTATTTTCAATTCTTCTTCGGTCATACTAGCTATGTTTTGATAGCCGCTGACAGTGTAGTTTTGTTTGTATTCCCAACCGTTTTTGCTAAGTAAACGTTTAAATCTGTCTTTATCGTCTGAATCTTCAAAGTAGACTTCAAGTGTCATTTTTTGGCGATAACGTTTTGATTCTGGAATGTTAGCTTCTTCAATTGTTGGCGTGTTTTCGATAATTTCGCCTGTTTCTGAATCAACAACTAATGCCGTTGGTGTTGTTTCTACTATTTTTTCTTTTTGCTTTTGTAATTCAGCTTGTCGTAGGGCTTCTTGTTCTTGTCTTTGGCGTTCAGCTTCTTGCTTTTGTAATTCAAAAGCATGGTCTGAGCGAATCTGATCTAACACCTCTGCTAATGTCAGATTTTGAAGCATGCGGATATACGGTTGGTCGGTCATTCCGTACTCTGAACAAAGCCCGGATATGGATTGAGTGGCTTTTTTAAATTCCTCTTGTTTTTGATATTCAAAAGTAACCATGTCGTCTAATGCCTTCATAGTCGCTTTTTTAAGAGTTACACCGTCCACCATAAAATCGCCATTTTTGAGGTATTCCGTTGCTTTTCCGTCAAAAATGCGAGGGTCAATCATATATTCACTGGCTTTGTTAGCTAAATAACTTTTAACCGTGTCCAATCTCAGTGTTTTTTGATGATTTTCGAACTCTTTCACATCATTTGCAATTTGGTTGATAATGTTTTTAAGAGGTTTCTCTGTTTCTTTGATGTATTTTTCAAAATCCGTCGCTGGTTTTGAAAGCTCATTCTTGATTTTGATACGTTCGTCTGAAATTTGCTTGGTTAATTTTCGTAATTCAGCCAAGACTTTCTTGTCGTCTTTGATAGTGCCAGCGGTGACTGTGTAATTTTGATACTTAGCAACTACATCAGCAATGCCTTTTTCAAAAACCTCTTGCCCTACAATCTCAACTTTGGCTTGTTCAATATTAACTTGTAATTCTTGCATTGTCCGCACCTCGTTAATAGTCGAGAAGTTCGCCTTGAACTGGCTCGTTTTGTGAATTGGCAACCGGTTGAGAATTGCTTTCACTTGTTTGTTCTTGCTTCATTTGTTCGATTTGCGCCAGCTTACGAGCTCTAACATCCTCTTGTGTCTCTTGTGGCGTTACATCCTTGATTCTGTCGAATGTTTCACCGCCGTCATCCTCAGTGTACATATTTCCTAAATCCTCTGGGAAAGCTTCACGTAAGGCATTGACAAGAGCGGTTTTTCTAATCATGGTAGCTGGCATAGCGTTCCAAGTGCTTTGCTTTTTATCGTATTCTTCACGACTAACGAAAACCTCTACAGGAACCTTGAAATTCTTGCGGTAAACTCTTGCCCAGCCACCGACGAGCGTGTCGTTAGGTAGCAGCAGCGCCCCTTTTCGCTCTACCATATCACCAGAATCGTCAACAACTACCACTCCGGCTTCAAAACCTTCATAGTTTGGGTTTTGTGCTGCACGCTTCAAGAATGCTTCTTTTGAGACAATTAAGCTAAATTCAGCCCCACCATTTTTCTTTTTGTAAGCTACGATATAGACCTCGTTTAGCAATGGGTTGAGGTTACGACCTTTAATCAGCGATAAAGCTTGCCCAACTTGTTTTTCTGTCAACAAATCTTGTGGGTCGTAGTAGCGTTTAATATCTTGAAACGTCCAAGCGCTTGTATCTGTTGAAATATCCCTTTTGTTTTGTGTTTGTAGTTGATTTGTCATGTTTTTATCTCCCTTGGGGTTTTCTAGTGTACGCTAAAAATCTGCGTCGATTTCTTAGCGAAATACATATATTCATTAATTTTCTCGATGAATGAATACAAATCTAAATCATCCATCATTTTCTGCTTATGCTCTTTCGAGAATACAAGGCCGTGAATACGCTCGTAGTCCTCAAAGAGTTTTAGTTTTACTTCTTTTTCCGTCAAAGCATCATCCTCTTGTCTTGTTGCGTTTTGAATTGATAAACATGTTCATTTGTCGTTCCAAGTCCTGTCTTCTTGAAAACTCGAGAATAGACACGCTTTCCATAAGTGCCCCTAATGTCCCGTGGACTTAGGTTAGTGGTAATGATAGTTTTGGTACGCTTGTTCAAAATACTGTACAAAATACCGTTAGACCACTCTGTCACTTTTTCAGTCCCTAAATCATCGAGCACTAGCCATTCAGCTTCCGAAATCCGTCTGATATATTCAGCTTCAAGACTGAAGTCCTCTTTGATTTTTGCTAACAGGTCAACCACGTTGATGAATAACCCCATCTTTTTCGTGTGATCAGACAAGGCTTTAAGTGCTGAATATGCTAGGTGGCTTTTGCCAACCCCAGTATCCCCGATAAGCACAATATTGTAGTCTTGACCGTCAAGATAGCCTTTGAGCTGACTTCTAACATTCTTCAAGTCTTCTTTCTGCTCTCTGGTCGATGCCTTGTAATTGTCAAAACTAGCGTTTTTCAAATCATCATCCAGTAAGCTGAAATCTTTGAGAAAGTACAAGCGTTTCTGTTCTTGTTCTCGTTCGTACTGCTCTTGTGCTTTGATGGCGTTCTGTTGATCTTGTTCTTCCCTGTGGCAAAGCTCACACACTGTATAGGGTTTTGAGTTCGGAAACTGAATCGTGACATAGTGCCGTTGGTGCTTTTCGCAGTATTTATCGCTAGGCTTCATGTATTGCCTTCGCATTTGCTTGGCTGTTTGCTCTAAACTCATAGGCATTACCTCTTAATACTTGCTACAAGCTGGGCCAAATTTAACTGGTTGGTCGTCAAAACTTTTACGACTGTCAAATTGACGTTGTTCTTCATCTTGCTGGGCAACAGTACGAATCCCGTTTTGTGCCCAAGTTTTTAAGATAGAGTTGACATATCCAAATGAGCGTTTTGAGTTATCAGCGGCTCTATCTATGGCACGTTTGACCAACATGATTTCTAACTTATCGAAATCGATATAGCCTTTTAGTTTTTCCATTTGGTATCCGTCAATAGGTCCGATTCGTTCTTGATAATGTCTAAAAATATTAAAATCTGTTTGGTCATCAGCAGCAGAAGAAGAAAATTGACTAATTTCTGATGTTTTATCCTCTCTACTGTTAGATTTACTTAAATTAGATTTACTTATATTATCTTTACTTATATTGGGTAAACCAGTGGTTGCCGTTTGGTTTACCAGTGGTTTACCAGTGGTTTCATCGGTAGTTTCGTCTAGCAATTCTTTGTAAATGCTAGGTATATATCTGTCTTTTCTGACAGTGTTTTGTTCGTGGAAATCGACCACAAAATAAACCATTTCATCATTAAGAGGTTTTACAAATTGTTTGATCACTAGAAGCCCTAAGTTATCCTCGTTAGCTCCTATCATTCGTAGAATTGGGAATGCTTCCACCACTCCATCGTCATCGCAATTTTGGATGAGGTGAAAATAAAGAGCTTGTGCTTCTAGGGGCAATCGTAAGAATCGATGCGTTTGGGTAACGGTTTTGCTTATCATTCTACGGTTTCCCATTTTTACCTCCTGCGTAATAGTATTTCTGATTATCTGCCATATTCAATGCCTACCCTCCCACCACTGCTGATTATTTAATTACTTGTCTTCTTTGCCGTTGTATTTCTTGAAACTCAATGTCAAACTTGCGATACCTGCTGCGATTACTACAAGACCAAGAGTTGACATGATGCCTTCTTTCTCTCCAGTATGTGGCAAGACACCACCGTAAACCGTCGTATTTGCCACTTCTTTTGGCTCAGAATCGAGCTTATAAGATACTGTGGTAGATTGTGCCACTTTTTCTTTCGGAGCGTCTACGGGCTTGTTAGACACCTTTTTAGGCTCTACTGGTTTTTCTGGTGTTAGTTCCTCTGGGATGTGCAACTCTGGCAACTCACGTACTTCTGGAATACCAGGAATCCCGCCTTGGAACTCTGGTTTGTAATGGATAGGCGCTTCATTTGGTACTGTTCCGCCGTTCCATTCTGGAATGTCAACTTTAGGAGCGTCGTTTGGCACTGTACCGATTGGTTCAGTGTATTCTGGTTTCACACGTTCTTCTGGAATCCCTGGGATACCACCTTGGAACTCAGGAATTTCAACTTTTGGAGCTTCACGAGGAATTTCAAAAGTTGGCTCCGGCTTGTTTTCACCACTGGCATCGCCTTTACCACCGACAAGTTGGACATAACTGTGTGAGATAGCACCGTCTGACTCAGCTTTCAACTCAACCTTATTGGTTGGGTTTACGCTATCTTTAACCGCGTTAATCAATTTAGTTTTATAGTTAATATAAATCATATGATCAAGGCGATCCATTTTAATTGTGAAACCGTGGTCTGATTTACTGATTGATTTTACTAAATCCATAGCAGAACCTTTATCAATCCAAGGGTCTACGCTTTCAATCGATTTGATTTCGAAGTAATTATCAACAAGCTTTTGATTATCACTCATCTCATCAATGATTGTGACGTAATTCAATAGACGTTTAGCGTAGTTAATACGAGCAGTCCAGTTGATAACAGTTGGGTCATTCTCGTCTTGGCTGCCCCATTTAGAAAGTAATTCATCTTTACCGATTTCTTGCTCTTTTCCAATGTTTACAGTAACCACCGTACCATTGAAATTAACGTTAACTGGCTTGCCACTTTCAACCTTGTCAGTCCACTTAGCATCGAGCTTAAGACTCATTTGCTTGTTGAGTGGATGAGTAGCAAAGTAGTTATTGAATACAGTCGTAACTGTCTGAGTTTTAACGTCTGTTGATGCTTTACCCACAACAACTTTTTCTGGGTTATAGACATCAAAATCATAGTTTGTTTGGAAGTTGATTTCTTTTGGAAGGTTGAATGTTACCTTATCCCCTTCGTTGATAGGCATATCATCGGGGAATTTGACATCTTTATATTCCACCGTAAAACCGCTGTATTTCCCAGTTCCGTTTGATTGGTCAACAACCACATCTGGATTAGTTACTTTAATTTCGTTGTCTTCTTTGACAAATTCAGTAGGCTGTTTAGGCGTTTCTGCGACTGGTTGTGCTACTGTTTCCGTTACTGGTGTTTCTGCCACTGGTTGAGTTTCAACGGTTGGTGTGCTTGTTGCTGGTGTTTCAGTAATCGGTTGAGATTCTACTGGTGCTGGTGCCAAAAATTTTGGTGTTTCTGCCACTGGTTCGCTAGGTGCTACCGTAATATTTCCACCATTATTGGCAGTATAGACATTCGCCACTGTCGGTTGATTATCTGCCACTGGTTGAGCAGTTTCGTCTGCTGATACTGACCCAGCACCGATAAGCAATGCTGTAGCAATGGCAAGCGTGCCACAAAGCCCGAATGCTTTAGTTTTAACGTAAGATGGTTTTGCAATTGTTTGTGAAGTCATGGTATAATCTCCTTATAGATGTTATTTCTTGCACAGGCCCTTACCTGTGCTTTTTTAGTGCTTCAATCCGCACCCATAGCCCACCGTTTCATGTTTTTCAATGTTTTATTAGACTTATGAATGGGAAAATTAGGAAAAAAGTAATTTGGTAAAGATTTTTTTGGGGAAAGGTATAAGTTACACTCCACGGTGAGCCGTGGCTACGGATTGAAGATGTTGCTATTTGATATATTTCTGTTTGAGCCGTTCTTGTTTTTCTTCGGGTGTCTCAACAACCTCGAAAAAGTATTCTGGCTCTTTGTTTTTTTTCTTACCGAATAAGAATTTCAATAGATGTTTCAAATCAATGTTTCTCCCAATCCATGCGTTTTGTTGTAACGATCTCGACTAGGCTCCGATGCGTTTTTTTCGAAAGTCCATGCTGGAGTTTCTACTGTTTCTGCTTGCTCTTTTACAAATAGCCATTTAATAAAATTTTTCATTGTTATTTTCCTTTCTTATTCCCTAACCGCACTAGAGAACTAGTGAGGATTTTTAATTCATATATATTTAAGGAGACTTATGAATATCAAATCGTTGTAGTTTTGGTGGTATTGCTTATATCTCCTCACTAGCTCACTGTTACGGCTAGGGATATTCTTTCTTAAATGTCCAAGATGTTGCGTGTCCTACAAACGGCAATAAAATCAATTGCTGCATCTTGAAACAGCTCTTTAATTTTCGCGTCTGATGTGTCTGGTTTGCTGCAAACATCTCTGTACATCAGACATTTTGTATCAATGTCGTCTAGTTCGCTCTTTGCTTTTTTTGAAACATCCAACGTCTGATTGATGTAGAGGATTAACTCCGTAATGTTGTCGAGAGCAGGGATGCCACCTTCCATCTTGTGGAAGTCTTTGTCGAATTGGATAGCACACGCTACCAATCTCTTAATATAATGTTTATTTGCCATGTCGCACTCCTTCAGGCAATCTCTTGCCAATTGTTATTGAACCAATCTCTGACGGCGTCCCGTGGGTATCTGATTTGAGACCCTCGACCTTTGTCGATTTTTGGAAAGCCGTCGATGTTGGTTATCCTTAAAAATTCGGTGTAGTTGCCAATTCCTAGCATAGCTTGACACTGTTTCGCAGTTAAAATCATGGGTAGCGTTTCGTCTATGTCGAAAGCTCTCGACTTATCTGCTATCACTGCCGTCAGCATGCTATCGAACTGGTCAGCTAGTGGTTTGAAGGGGTCTGTCATAGTGCTAACCTCTCTCAAGAGCGATAATCTCTTTCTGTTTTGGTGTCTCACGAATTTCAAATGGTGTGAAATCATCGAAAGATAGGTTTCTTAGGAATTGCACTGCTTTCTCAGCTTCAACGTGCTTGATATTTGTGTACTTGGTTACGTTAAAGGCTTTCTTCAATCGTGCATACATGATGCGGATAAATTGACCTTTCTTAGATGCGAACAAGTTATCGCTAGGATGTGTTTTCTGTTCTTCAAAGTACGTATCTGCGAACGCCCCAGCTTTGCTAAAAACAATGCTCTTGATTTTAGTCGCTTCACCGTCATCGATATGGACTTTTTTGTTAACTTCTTCGACAAGCAACTCAATGTCAGTGAGTTTTTGATTTGTCTTCTTAACATTTCTGTCCATTTCTTCCTTGATTCCGATAACCTCTTCCAAAAGCTGTTGGTTGACGGTGCTTTGTGCCACAAGATTCATGGCTTGTTTTTTCTGCATTTCAACCGTTTCGGCGAGCAGATTTTCTTTTTTCTTATCTTTCTTTTTACTCATTGATAATTTCTCCTTCTATGATTGTTCTTCCATTCTCTGGGACAATCTTGTTCATTTCGTCCAACCAGTTTTCTGTGAGTGTTAGGATGTCTCTGAGTTTTTCAATCTGAGCATCCTTGCCAATCCCTTGGATAAGGGTTTTAAATCTGAGCGGTGCCATTTCTTCATCAAAGAAATTTTCAAACTTGGTTACGAGCTTACTTAGGTTAAAGATATTAGAGACGCTGTTTTCTAGCTTTTCTTTGTCCGCTCGTAGGTGTTCGATAGACTCTTTCAAAGCCATAGCTTCAGACGTTTCTTTTTCAAGCATTTCATAAGACGCTTCTTTGAGTCTTAGACTTCTTTTGACAGAATCAAGCTCATCTGACAAGTCTTTGTTTTTGTCTAAAAGTTGCTTGTTAAGGTCTTGTGTCGCTTGGTAATCGTCTGGGATGATTTCCTTTTCGATTACCTTTTCAATCGGTTTGACTGCTTTGGCACGTTCCAACTCGCCTTTGACTGCTTCTAGTGCTTGGTCTTTGAGTTTTAGGCGACGCTCAAGCTCTTTATATTCTTTGTGAGTCGTGACATCCCCATCGAAGACTGCTTGATTGACCTCTGGATTGGCAGATGGTTTAGACATTTCGTTTTTTAATCGTTGTGGTTGTTTAGAAAAGATTTCTTTTTCTTTTGGTTCGTCCAACTGTTGGACAAACTTGTAAGCATTGATGTAGTTGTAAGCGTTACTTTTTGAAATCTTATTACTTTCAACCCATTGACCAAAAGTTCCTGTTCCGTAACTTGATAATTCTTGTTGAGCTTTGAAAAGCACTTCTCCGACCGCTACGGAATAATTTTGGTAAATACCATCAAGTTGATTACTCAACGCTTTTAGTTTGTGTGCCGTTTCAGCTTCAACAAGAGAATAATCAAAATCAGATTGCGTTATTAAAGAATTCATTGAACACCTCCGCTGCATTTTTACTCCACTCGTTGTAGGCTCTTTCGACTTGCTCGTTGGCGTAGTGAATAACTAAAATTCCTTTTTCTTTCATAAAATGGTCTTTTAATCTATCATTCACCCAACCTATCTTGGTTTGATGGCTTTTCCCATCTATCTCATAAGCGATTTTGTTTTTTTCGTCATAAAAATCAACTGTGAATTTTTTTGTAAGCCACTTTTCTAAACCGCCTTTGCCAGTCCCGAAAGTTACTTGGCGTTTTAAGTGCGGATTCATTGACGCAAACATAATTTCGTGTTTGGTGTTTTCGAACTGTCTAATCTTAAAGTCTGGTGTTTTTAGGTTGTTCGATAATGCTATTTCGTTCATTGTTGCCTTTCTATTTTTGATATAATAGTTTTTAAAAACGAGGTATTGACATGAAGAATAAATCTGAAATATTTGCTTTTCTGCTTTTCGTTGGGTTGCTATACGTTGAATTTCACTGCATTACACCAGATAGCCATTCGGCTTTGACTAGCCTAGCCGACATCAATTGGGGATATCTGTGCCTAGTAATTGCTATTGCTTTAATCATTTCGCTGTTAGTATTAAGTTATATCCATGACATTCTGCTCTTTCTCAAGCTTGAGAAAGACGGTGATATAACTTATAGCTTTGTCGTTGCTTTGGCTATCTTCGGAATCCTCGTTTTGAGAAACTGTTTAATTGTCCTGTCTGACACTCAATTTGGCAATTTAATGTCCTTCGTTAGCGTCCCTATTTTCGGTGTTTTCTGGTCTCTTTCCAAACGAGTTCTTAAATCGAACCGGAAACAAGATAAAAACCCCAACAAGAATTGAAAATGTAAAGAACATGTAGGTCGTAAAGTCCCACTCTGGGATTGGACGGCCTTTTTGCATGAACTCGATAAAATCGTGAATGTGATTCATTCTGTTAAAGCTCCTTTCATAATTTTAATCATTTAGTTCAGGTTCTTGAACTTCATAGTTAAAAAAATATTCAATAATCTCACCTTTTGAGATTTCTAATAATCTAGCCGCCTTCACAATTTCGTCTTGTTGCCACTTTGCTTTCCCGTTGATTTTGAATGAAATCGTTGTTGGAGTTATGCCGATAGCTTCTGCGAAATTTTCTTGAGTTCCGTATTTTTCTTTGATACGACCTTTTAATTTAGCATAGTCAAATCTCATTGAGTTCTCCTTTCTAAGTTCAATCTCTTGAACTTTATGGTTTTATTTT